CCTTGGTCGCGGAGGTACTTGAGGCTTCTTTGGGTAGGGGACATTCTTACATTCTACTGTATAACCATACATTAGGGTTAGTCCCTAGTAGATTTCTTATACAACCCCTCAAAATGGTGTAAGATTCTGTTCATGGCATCCCGCCATATACGCCGAGGAGGGCATATGAAATACGACGAAGATTGGTACTACACGCCGCCAGAGTTCGAGTCCGAGGAGGACGAGGAGGAGGATTCTTACTGGGAAGAACGCGCATGGGAGGCAAGCCAATATGACTGATTGCCAAGCACACCAACAGCAGTTGGAACAGCAAGAACAAGAGGACTCAATCTGGGAACGCGCCAGACTGATGGCTAAGAACCACGGCAAGATGATTGGGTGCGCTCAGACCATACGGGACTCTAGCGGTGACGAGGACTATGTAAGAATTGCAGTAAAATACTTACTAGAGGCTTTGAAGGAACACGAAGATATTATGAGGAGATACGGATGAACTCAGTAGACTTACTAAAGATTAACGTCAACGACCACACGGAGAAGAAGGGCAACCTTACATACCTGTCGTGGGCATGGGCTTGGCAAGAGGCAATCAAGGCAGACCCGCAAGCAGAGTGGACTGTCAAGATGTTCGGCGAATCGTACGATAAACCGTACGTTAGCATCGGGGACACCAAGATGGTGTTCGTAGACGTAACCATGTTCGGCAAGACCCTGACCTGCCAACTACCTGTCCTTGACCACAAGAACAAGGCTATCCCTAACCCAGACGCTTTTCAGGTCAACACGGCAATCATGCGTTGCCTGGCAAAAGGAATTGCAATGCATGGCCTTGGCTTATACATCTACGCGGGTGAGGACTTACCGGAAGATGGCTCAAAACCTGAGCCAGCAGAATTCGTCAAACTAATCGAGGAGAGTAAAAATGTCGCAGATTTACAATCAAATTGGAAAGCAGCGTACAGCGCGTCTCAATCAGATGCGGGGTTTATCGCAGCTATCACGGTTGCCAAGGACAGAAGAAAAGCAGAGCTGGCTGCCTGACGCTCTAGTGTTCGTAATGGCTTGCGCTATGGGCTACACGGTACTGGTGATGCTATGAACCAAGAGCAAATCAACAGTCTTTCTAACAAGCGGCGGGTCTTAGACCTGTCGCCACAGAGACCGTGGCAGGAGTTAGACATCCTAGAACTCAAGTCGATTGCGGAGTCTTGTAATCTCTGGGGTTCGGATGTTTACAGCGACGTAGAGGAACTAGCGGCTGAGATTAACAAACGACTAAAAAGGAAGAATCATGTATGAGAGTGAACACGCAGTTAAGATTATTAGTCTGGGCAATCGCCTCCAGCATGAGATGGCTAACTCGTATGCTCCCGACAGAGACACCATCACGACGCTATGTCAGGAGATTGAGAACTCGGCACACGAAATCTACAAGTGGGCGCGAGGGATAGATGAGTAGGTTTACCTACATTCCCGCAGACAAAACAGACTTGAGAGAGTCCATGAAAAGATACAGAAAGCTGGTAGAAGATGAAAATCGAAGATTACATTCTGGCGAGCGTGAAGCCAGTTCACCCAACCCACCTGGCAGAGAGATTCTCGGTCAGCAAAAGCAAGGCTTACAACGCTTGCGTATCGTTGTTACTGGAGGGCAAAGTTGAAGAAGTTAGAGTCGGTGCGCGAACCTTTTATAGGGTTCGTAGAGATGAACCTAAAGATGGACAACGTGCTGAAGACTAAGTTTTGCTTCTCATGCCAAAGGGATAGGAACAAGGAAAACGGAAGTTACATAATTAGAAAGGGAAACAAACAATGGAAATGTATGGACTGTCAACAGAAACGCTGGTTCTCTACGCAGCCCTCGCCTTCGCAATCGCCGGTTACAGGACGAGATAATGAAAAACACGACTAGAATCTACGAGGTAATCTTCAACTCGAAGGAACCCGTAACCCTGAACGCAATCAAGACGGCGTTGGACATGAAGCCAGGTATCTGTTCCGGTTCCCTTGCAAGCCTTCTCAAGTCTGGGCAGATAGAACGGGTGCAACTAACCGCAGAAAAAGGGCGAAAAAATATCTGGGGATATGTTGCAAAAAGTCAACAAAAAGAGTAGCATTGTCGGTGGAGTAGTGCGCCTCCTCCTCAGCCTACTCCTTCAAGCCCTCAAACCCCCTCAGTCAAAAGCTGGGGGGGTTTTCTTATAAGGTGATAACCATGTACGGAAAAAAGCCAATGAAGCCCGCCAAGCCCGCTAAAAAAGCACCTGGCAAGTACGCCCCCAAGAAATGAAGGGGCCGACAATAATGATTGGACTACTTGGGAAGCCAAGGGAGTCCAAGGAGATGGAAGGCGGTCTGCTGGACGAAAGCGGCGAGTGTCCGCTTGCGACGCAGGACGAGACCATCAACAAGGGCAACAAGCAAAAAGCCATCCTGACCGCCAGATACGGCCCTAGCGAGGGCGAAGAAAAGTGCGGGAACTGCGAGTACGGCATGAAGTTAAAGGGCTGTGGACTCGGTAAGGATGAGGTTTTCTGCGACGTTTATCAATTTAAGTGCTCCAAGGAAAACGTCTGCGACGCCTGGGAAAGCATGGAAGAAGACGAAGAAGATTAACGACTTCTTTAACTGCCCAACAGGAGACTAAAATTGCCTTTTAAATCTAAGCAGCAAGCCAAACTAATGTTCGCCGCAGCCGCGTCCCCAAAGGTCGCCAAGGCTACGGGTGTCCCCCAGAAGGTAGCCAAGAAGATGGTCAAGGAAGGGCAGTCTAGCCTCAAGAAACTACCGAAAAGGGTGAAGAAATGAAAGAAGTCTACGAGAAGGCCAGACCCAAGAAGTTAGGCAAGCCCAAGGCTCTTAGCCCCAACCAGAAGGCCGCCGCCAAGCGGTTCGCCAAGTCCACGGGTACTAAATACCCCTCCCTGCTTGCTAATATGCGCGGGGCGCAAGCCAAGAAATGAAACTAAAGGACGCTGCCAAGCGGTTTGAATCTTATGACAGAGCAACTACGAAGAAAATGGCCGAACATAATCGGTCTGGTGGAGATGTTCGCGCACCTGTTCGGTCGCTCAAAGGAGCCTCAACAGGCGACAAGTACGACCGCGCCAAGTTCATCTACCGCAAAGCAGCCCAAGCTCTCAGCGCAGGTCACCCTCTTAAAGACGAAAAAGGCAGAGCCACGCCAGCCGCGCTCCAGTTCAAACGCTGGGCAGCCAAAGTCCCGCAAAACCAAGCCGACCTCCAAGACCTCAAATCGCTCGGCACAAGGCTAAAAGAGAGATATAAGCCAAAGTAATGCACGCAAGCGCACTAGAGGAAGCAAATAGGTTCTTTGACCGCTTCCCGTTAGAGACCGCCTCTGTGGTCGAGATAGGGTCTCAGATTGTCAACGGTTCGCTCCGAGACGTATGCCCCAAGCATTATTCTTACACGGGTATAGACTATTCCCCTGCTAGCGGTGTGGATATAGTCCTAGAAGACGAGTACAAGTTTCCCCTGCCTGACGGCTGTACGGACATTGTCGTGACAAGTAGCTGCTTTGAACACGCAGAGATGTTCTGGCTAACCTTCTTAGAGGGCGTGAGAATTCTAAAGCCTGGTGGGTTGTTCTACCTGAACGCCCCGTCCAGAGGCGAGTACCACGCCTTCCCACAGGATTGTTGGAGATTCTACCCAGACGCAGCCAAAGCCTTGCTCAAGTGGGCAAAGCGCAACGGTTATAATTGCGTCGTCGAGTACACAAAGTTACTCGATAACCATTGGGGAGATTTCATAGTTGTCTACCGTAAAACTTAACCTTGGGTCAGGCAAAGATTGGCGCAAGGACTGCATAAACGCTGACATCCAGCCGGAGAAGAAACCCGATTGGGTGCTAGACATTACACAAGTCCCGTGGGGCGATGTGATAGACACCCGCTTGGGTAAGTTCCCCGTAGAAAAGGGAATGTTCTCCGAGATTATCGCCAACGATGTCTTGGAACACATCCCAGACCTAGTATCCGCGATGACTAACTGCCGAGACCTGCTAAAGCGGGGAGGCGAGATGCACATCCATGTGCCCTACGACCTAAGTCTAGGGGCGTGGCAAGACCCGACTCATGTGCGGGCGTTTAACGAAAACTCATTCTTATATTACACAGATTGGCATTGGTATCTAAACTGGGACGAGAAGTTCACCTGCACGCAGATGGGGTTTGAACTCTCAGACTTAGGACACGAGTTGCGGGAGGAAAAGATTCCATTAGAAAGAATTATCCGCACCCCTCGTGCCGTAGATGCCCTGCAAGTCATACTCAAGAAGGATTGATATGGATAAGTTACAAGCCCTGTGGTCAGACATTAAATTACTCGTCAGCCGTATTCGTGCAAAACTAGGTTTATAATTGTTGTATAATAGTAACAACCGAACAACCCAAGAGGAATCGGATGCAGGGCGCAAAAACAATAGAATGGCTTGAAACCAAGGGGCTAATCCCTTACGCAAAGAACTCCAGAACCCACAGCGAGGCGCAAGTCGCGCAGATAGCGGGAAGCATCAAGGAGTTCGGGTTCAACAACCCCGTCTTAATAGACGAAGAAAACGGAATTATTGCCGGTCACGGCAGGGTCATGGCGGCCCAGAAACTAGGCTTACAGGCCGTCCCGTGTATCAGGCTGGCTCACCTATCAGACACCCAGCGTAAAGCCTACGTGATAGCGGATAACCGCCTAGCGTTGAACGCAGGGTGGGACGACCAGATGCTTACGGTAGAGCTGCAAGAACTAGATAGCGAGTCCTTTGACCTGTCCCTACTAGGATTTGAGGCAGACGAGTTAAACGCCCTGTTAAACCCGATAAAGGAAACCGAAGGGCTGACGGACGAGGACGAGGTTCCAGAGGTTCCAGAAGAACCCAAGACCAAGCCTGGCGACATCTACAAACTTGGACGGCACAGGTTGATGTGCGGCGACTCTACCAGCATAGACGCGGTGGAGAAGCTGATGCCAGAAACGGCAAACATGATTTTTACAGACCCGCCATACCTTATGGACTTTACTGGTGGAATTCATGCCGATGGAAGTAAGTCGTTTAATGCAAAACACGGGGCAATCAAAAACGACAAAATGTCGGAGCAGGAAGGAAACGACTTTTTAGATGCAATTAACTCAATAATAAAAATAAAGGTTGACGGGGCGTTTTACATTACTTTTTACCGCCTTGGCATTGGAAAGTATTACGCTAGTTTTGATAGAAGCGGCCTTAAATGCAGGTCGCTAATCATCTGGGACAAAGGAAACCATACTTTAAGTAACAGTGATTACATGTCCATGTATGAGCCGATGTTCTACGGTTGGGTCAATAACCATAAGTTTTATGGCGGCAAAAATGGAATGGACATTTGGCGCATAAAACGCACAGCAAAAAATGACCTTCACCCAACAATGAAACCAGTTGAGTTGATTGAAAAAGCAATACTTGACGGAAGCCAAATAAACGGCATCGTTTTAGACCTTTTTGGTGGCTCTGGCTCTACCCTTATCGCAGCGGAGAAGAACGGACGTGTGGCTAGGCTTATGGAACTTGACCCGAAGTACTGCGACGTTATCGTCAAGCGGTGGGAAGACTTCACCGGACAAAAGGCAGAACTTGTTTAAGCGATGGTTTGTAGTTTATAAACATGACGGCTCGCCGGTAGACTGGGCAGTGTTTGTCCACAAGGCAAAAGCAGAGCTTTTCAGGCAAATGCAACCTAATCCGGACAAGCTAGAAGTAAGGCAGTTTAATTTATCGGAGATATAAAGATGGCAGAAGGAGTGGGCAGACCGGCTCACCAACCGACTGACCAGAATCGGCTTCAGGTCAAGACTCTGGCTGCGGTAGGTATCCGGCACGAAGATATAGCGGTAAAGCTGGCTATAAGCGCAGACACGCTTACAAAGTATTACCGCCAAGAACTAGACGACGGGCGGGTAGACGCTAACGCCCAGATAGGCAAGTCGCTCTACGAACAGGCTAAGAACGGCAACACCACGGCAATGATATTCTGGCTAAAGACCAGGGCGGGGTGGAAAGAGACGCAGATAAACGAACACACGGGGGCTGATGGCCAGCCGCTAAAGATAAGCGTCGTCACGGGAATATGACCGAGGTAGTAGTTGAAACCGGATACAAGCCAAGGGCAGAGCAAAGACAGATTCACGATGCCGTGGAGAGTCACCGCTTTGTCGTGGTTGTGGCTCACCGCCGGATGGGAAAGACTGTGGCTGCGCTTAACCAGCTCATCCACGCCTCCTTGCAATGCGACAAGCCAGACCCAAGATTTGCCTACATTGCTCCGACTTACGGACAGGCCA